TGTGCTCTTCCGATCTTGAATGGTGCAAATGCCACTCATTCGAGTAATCCTCAATATTCAATTTATCCTTTGGCATAAGCCCGGATTCAACAACTGCAGCCACTAGCAAATACGCACAATCAACGCCAACGCCTCTTACCATCGCATTATTTTGATAAGGAGTACCAAGCCACCTAATTGCAGCATTTGCGATTTTTTGGCCTGTACTTTCATTTGTATTTGGCTTGTCGCTATCTGCTCGCTGTAGTTTGATAATATTCATCGAATGCTCTCCTTTAAAGGGACATATGGAGTCGCCCTGTTCCTATTAAAATTATTAAATTTTGAACGACATTCCTCAGGTGTTTTTGCACACCCCGGATATATATAGGCCTCATTGCCAACTTGTGGCTGTGCATCGGCAGGGGTCATATATCGAATACGTCCGTTCTGACTATCCATAATTTGTGTAGATTGTCCTGCAAGAGGGCCATTTATCCACTCAATACCTCCAGCATTGTAATAGCCATTGCTAAATGAGGAATCAATCGTAATAGTATTTGTAGCCGGAACTGATACAACTTTTATGCGTTTTCGATACTGTTTAATATCTACGCCACACTCAGAACTATAAATGCTATAAGGACATTGAGGATAATATCGCTTACCCGGAAACTCAGTATTGAGCCTTTGCACAACTGATTTGACATCAAGCTGTAATGTAAGGCCTCCCCCCTGTTTGACATTAACTTCTCCAGTAAACAAAGAAACAACGCCAATAATATGATTTTTCTCATCGAAAAAAGCTCTCTTTAAAGATAGAGTGGCGCCATCAAATCCACCATTATGAGCTACCGCCATAATCGGAACTCCACCAATTTTGTCATCCTTGTTGCAAGAAATATTGACAGTTAATTTATCGACGGCCACTTCGGAGCGTGTTTTTATTTGGTTCCGAGTAATAATAGGCCCGTCACCTCGATATAACTTACCGCCATATGATACATTTGCATCAGTATCGGCCCAATAATACGAGATTCCACTCACTAATTGCAGCTCATATAGATCACAGCTAACGAATGATTTATTCGTATTGAGATGACTATTAAGAATTTCATCAACGTGCTTCATACTTTAATACCTCACCATGCTGTAACTAATTTGAACGGTTTAGATTTATAAACATTTCTATATTTCAAGTCGGCTGTAAAGTCGCCACTAAATACGACCTTCCAATAATATGTATAGTCAGCCGTAATAATTGCGGTAGGAGATACGGTCTGGCCACTTGCTAGACGTATAACCCCTTTGTCAGTGGTGCATCTAACCTCTTGACCGTCAGCATATAGCTTAACGTTTTCAACATATGCAACAGGTTCAATATAATCACCTAATTTACGAACAGCCTGCCATTCATTCTCGGACCCGGTCCCAAGTCGAATGCCTTTTTGCGTATGGTCCTCAGGGTCAAGCCATAAAAACGGGGTTAAGCCACCTTTTACAGTGGCATAAAAACCCATCATCGTTTCGTACTGTTCTTGATTCAATACGGCAAACGATGAGGAAATAGTATATTGTGGCAGTTGTTGAGTAGTCATTGTACGTAATCTACCGGATCCACTCCGCTTAGTTTTTACATCCCAATGCTGCATTTTGCTTGAATCCCATGCAAACGTATTGATGTTAGGGAATTTTTTTAACTCTGCCATAATTACCACGTCCCCGCTGTTGATGTAAATTCACGATTATTATCTACTAAAAATTGGCGTATAGTTTGACCGCCTGACGATTCAAGCCACCCCATAAACGACTGGGCATCCATAGCATTGACATGCACATGCACATCACCACTGCCCCCAGCCTTTGAAATGCCTTCGCCAATTTGTCCGAATACCTGTTCAGATAATGGAACGACCGCTTCAGGATAATTGCCTTCACCAATCTCTGCAAAGGTACGACCATATGCTAGGCCACCACTTGCCAACTTCAAATTTGGTACAAGTTTCTGCGGACCACTTCCAATGTCAAAGCCTCCACCAATATTGCCAAGTCGTCCAGCCAGTGATGCAACAGAACTCATCGCAGCACCTGTAGCCGATGCAGCACTCCATGCAGCCATACCAGCTGTAGCACTAGCTCCCCATGTAGCCATTGCCATTTGTTGTGCTAGTTGAGTTGCTAGCGGTAACTGCGCCTGTAATGCCGCATTATTCGCTGCAGCCGTTTGGCTAGCCATCATTTTACCGAAGATCATCTGTTGTAGTTGAGCCGCAATCCATTTGGCAACAGTATCCGCAATCGTTTTTAAAATAGCATTCCCAATATTTTGAAACGCTTTTTCTAAACTTTGCGTGCCCTGTATCAATTTGGATATGCCCTCTTGCATACTATCAATGCCTGCATTCGCCATATCAAAGAACATCTGCTGACTATTAAAATGGCTATCCATAACCGCTTGTTGATACTCTTCAAGAAGCTGTTTTCGTAACTCATAATTTTGCTGAGTCGCTACATATTCATCAGTCAAAGCCTGCTGTAGTGCTTCAAAATTTTGTGTACGCATTGCTTCTTTTATCGCCCACTCTTCTTCGGCACTTGTGCGGATTAAGTCAAGTCTTTGATTTTCAAAGTTTTCATTCATCGCCATTAATTCAGCATTTTCACGCTCTTTAAATGTAAGACGATTACCCTCTAATTCATACGGCGTATTAGTATCTTGCAACATCTTAATGTATGCAGCCCTATCACGTTCCGTCATTTCAGCAAATTTATCAGATAATTCCTGATATTTGTCTTTAATCGAATTAACCGCATCATCTTGCTCTTTAGCTAACTTAGTTAGTGGCGATTGCACCCCAGTTGAATCACGTTCAGCAGTATTGAACTTAAACGCAACATTCATATCACGGATAGAGTTTTGTAATTCACGCAATCGCTTGGCCTCTTCATGCATCGCATCCTCACGCTTCCGGGCATACATTTCCATGATTTTTTGCTTATCCTCTTCATAGTGGATATTGTTTGCTTTAGATTTTTCTAACTCTTCAAGTTCCTTATCCCGCCATTGCTCCGCTAATTGAGCTCTGGTCCCGAACATCTCTGTCCACGATTCAAGTATTTGACGATGTAATCCCTCTGCCTCATTTTGGGCATCTTTTTGACTGCTACCACCTGACCCGCCTTTACCGCCGGAACCAGTTCCATAATCGCCCCCGGCACCAGCTCCATCAAACCCGACTTCGCCACCTGAGGAAGGATTTAAAGCGTCACCAATATTACCGAACATATCTGCAGTATTATTGCCAAAATCTTCAGCCGCCTGTGCATCAATTAAATTTAATTCATCAATTTTACTTGCTGACGTATTAAATACAGACGCTATTTTACCTGAAACAGCATTAATGCCACGTATGAGCGCATTAATCATGCTGAGAATACCATTAATAGCCCATGTAACTGTATGAACGATTCCCATCCATATACTTTTCATAGTAGCTCCAAAGCCATTAGTGGCAATTTCACTTGAAGCAAGTGCAGCAACTAATACAGCTAAAACTGCAACAACTAAACCAATCGGATTGGCTGCTAATACAGCATTAAATACAGCCATTGCCCCTGACGCCGCTAACGTCCTAACAGCATTTGCAGCTTGTGCAGCATTAAGAATCAATATACCAGCTCTATATGCCCCCATAACTGCTGTGGTTGTTGCAATAGCTGTCCTTATTCCCAAAAATACAGCTCTCACCGCACCTGTTGTAGCCGCCCAAGCTTTTGTAACTGCATTTATAGTGGAGACTGCAACACTTTGTACGGTTATTGTGCTAGTAAATGCAGCCGCAGCAATGCGAGAAGCAATCATATATGTTGTTATTCCAGCAAATGTAGCTATAGCTGGTGGTCCAATGGCTGTTAATACAGATCCAATAGACTGTACCGTTTGCCCTAATAGCCTTGCAGCAATAACTCCGGCACTAAATGCTCCTGATATACCACTAATAGCAACACGAGCAACAGCGGCCAAGCCTTGAAATACTACCCCGATATTATCTAATGCCTCTTTAAAACCACTATTTGCTGTCATCTGCGTCAAGCTTTCCAATACTGGCTGAAACGCTTGTATTGCTTGGTTTTGGATCGTATTTCCAACTTCTGCAAAAGTCATAGGAAGTTCAGCAAATTTAGCGTTTGTTTCATCGGCACTATTAAACATTGCATTTTTAATAACATCTGCTGTAATTAAGCCTTGTGAGGACATTTCTTTTAGCTGGCCCATAGGCAAGCCCATTTCTTGTGAAATAGCTTGTGCTAATAATGGAGCATTTTCCATAATGGACCTGAATTCGTCCCCTTGTAACTTACCGGCTGCCATTGCTTGTGTAAGTTGGTACATTGCAGAGGTTTGTTCTTCAATCGATGCACCACCAATTTTAAATTGCTTATTCATCTGTTCAACGAAAGCTATTGTTTCATCATTTGAAGAGAACGCATCTTTTGCCAAGATTCCCAGCTTACCGACAGCCCCTGCCATATCGAGATATGACCCACGAGTGCGTTCGGCAGCTGCATATACCTTGTCCATAATTCCAGCAGTAGACTGCGTACCATCATTAATTAAGTTAATACGAGATTTAATCAACGCATATTTATCACTTAATTCAGTACCAGCCCTTACAGCTTCTTTCGTTGCTGCTGCAACAGCTGTAATGCCAACTGCAGCCCCAGCAATGGACAGCCCCCTTGACATCTTTTCACCAAGTGAAGCCAGTCTTTTGCCAAGAACCTCATCAGCTTTTTGACCGACTTTATCAATAGCCTGCACAGCTCCAGCGGAAGTACCATTAATTTTGACATTAATTTGTTTATCTGCCATTATTCGATTTCACCCCCTCCCGATTCAATCCATTCACGTTTGAATTCTATTTCCTCTTTCATTCTGTCAAGTTCCGTAGGTGGATAAATATGTTTCATGAGATCCTCTACGGTAATTTTTTTGCCTTTAGCAATTTGCATATTAGCTAATAATGAAAAAAAGAATGCCTGAATACTATGCTCTCGCCTTGCTCTAGCCTCATAGCCCTCTAACAGCTTATAAAACTCTATAACCGATAATCGCTTATATTCCCAAGGTTTTAATTGAAGTACTCCATATGCATTTTTTTCATTGAATCGATACCACTCAAAAAAAGAGGTGGCATCAGCCCCCTCTATTAGTTTTTTTCGTTTAAAGCCTCCTCAGCTTCAATGTTTGTATTATCTTCCTCGGTGGCTTCTTCAGGAAACTCCTGATAATAAATCTTTTTACCCATAACGCCACTGGCGATGAGTGCTTTTTGTACAGTAATCATCAATTCATTGAAATTGAAGTCCGTATTGTTCATCATTTCCTGAATTTTTTCTTGATAGAATACCGAGGAACGTCGTTTGTAGTGCGCAAGCCCAATTTCAAAGGCAACCAATACTTCCGTCATGCCTAAGCCTTCTGCAAGAATACGACCTATAGGCTTCTTTAATACAGCTTCTAGCTGTAAAATGCGCCCAATATTAAAATAGATTTTTTCACCTTCGCCAAAGTATTCACATGGGATTCGTTTCATTATAAAAGCCTCCTGAGATTAGAAATTAAACTGTTTTTAATTCAGACAATGGACCATCACCGTTAAGTGTGATTTTACGAGTAGCCACATCATCGTGCGCGCCAGTCGTAGAGTTATCAGTAATGGATGCCCAGCCTGTAACATATGATTTATCAGGATATTCATATTTGATATGAATACGTTCATCATTTAAGAATGCCTGATATACGACTTTTAAAGTTTCATCGTTAAGCATCAAAATTGATTCAACTTCTGTGGACCATTCTTTCATGCCCGGTAATGTAGTTTTCCAACCACCTGTACCCTTATGAGAAGCGTCAATAGAGTCCGCTTTTAAATTCAAGTCGCCTGTTCTTTGACCGCCCAACAATTCCCATTTTGCACCAGTAGTTTCATCGGTACCAACATTGATATAGATCAATATATTTTTACCCATAGCGACAAGAGATTTTTTGCTTTGCTTTAACGCAGTTAAATTTTTTGCTGGTTCTGGCATTAATATATATCCTCTCTTTCATTCAAATCAAAAAGGCGAGCCTCAATAGTGTACTGAGTGCCCAATAATGGGCGTATACTATCATGGTCGCCTACTTTATTTACGACATGGA